AACGTGCTATTTGGGTCTAACAAACCAAATGCTTGTGCAGTTGATATGTTGTTGTTCATTGCCGCTTCTTGTGTAGGTGTTAGTGCGGCTACTTGACCTCCTGTGTAAGGCATGTACTTTAATTGCTGTACAGCCTCAGCTCTTTGTAGGTTTCTGTCAGCAGGAGCGCGTACCCATTCAGGTATCGTTGTCTCCGTTTTTTTGCTACCACCTTTTCCGCCACCACCACTCATGTCAAAACTCCTTCAATAATGTTGTAAACTGTTCTGACCATCCTCGTGACTCAAGGACTTTCTTCCATCCTTTACGTCCTGCTACTGTCATGCCATCACAGCCTTGTAATTTACCCCATGCCATTGCATCATCGTGCATGTCCGTAATTTGTTTAATTCCATAGCCTTTATCACCACCTGCTAAGAATACATGAAGCACTTTCTTATTAGGATACACGATAACTTCAGTTACTGCACATCCGTTTTCACCCATCCACAGTTGCATGTGTCCACTTAGCACACCATCAACTATGTCTTTAAAGTCATGCGTTTCACCACCTTTTTTAAGTGCTGACTCTATCCAAGCTTTACCACGCATTAATTCTTCTGTTATATTCATGGGTCTAATTTTATCCTAATCCATGCTCCATTTTTAGAAACTACAGGGCAGTCCTGAGCTTCATCCCACATAATAATGCCATCTTGTGTAGCTTTACTATCTGAATTATAAAATTGTAATTTGTTTCTAGTAGTCGTTATAAACGTATTTAATCGCTCACCCCATGGCTTCCAATCTTTTCCTAATGGTGGTGGAGGTGTTTGTACACTCATCGTCTACCTCCTGCATTAGCTTCTATACGCATTATTCCTGACCTCCAGTTGTCATTACCTGTGCCTTGTACTTTTATACGCACTTGTCTACCCTGAAAGCGCACATCTGTCGGATTACCAAGAGTAAATGCACCATGTGATGTCTCACTATCATTAGGATAAAAACGTGTCTTAAATGTAACTTCTACTTGTCCTTGTGTTTTTTCATCCGGTATAAGTTGAGTTACTTTCATTATACTGTCACCATTACCAAGACTAATTGAACCTGACTCAGCGTAAGGTTTTGTTGAACCATGTGTGTAACCTGTTTCTTGATTATATAAATTACCACTAGCATCTGCCCATATTGGGTTACTAAATACTCCTTGGTCAACTCCTGCTGTTCTATCTAATTCACCAGTAGACCAATGACCTTCTTTATAGTCTAATGCAACGTATCTGTCGTTTTCGTTAGATGTTCCTGATGGATAAAACCACCATATTTCACCATGTTGTGAGTTATGAACAGCATAAACCTTGCTTATTTGTGCAACGTTCATGTCATCAAAAACATAATCAGACACCTCACATGGCATTTCACTAGCTACTGAGCCATCAAACTGGAAAAAACCTTTACGACCCATCCAAAAAGCTCCTTCATCAATAGCTACAGCACCACGTCTCGATGCTACACCACATGCTGTACCAACTCTTTCAAACCCATAAACAAATGGTGCGCCTGAGTAAGAAGCAACGTGTGCATCATTGTCAGTTAAGATAAGAGTTCTACCTCTCATGCGTAACCCTAACATTATTTGACCAACAGTTTGTAATTCAAAATCACCTGCTTGGTTTGTAGCACTAGGTGTCCATGATGTATTGTTTTCTTGGTCACACCATGCAATTTTTCTAGGATTGCCACCTGCACCTAATGCAAATACAAACCTTTCTTCTGTAACTACCAAACCTTTGTTATTAACTGGAGCATTAGCTACTACCTGTGCAACAACTCCTGTGTTGAGTTGCCATTCATATATCTTGCCATCTTTAGATGAACAAGCCATAAGATATTCACCCCATGTATCTAATGACCAAGTTGTTGCCTCTTGATAAATACCTGAGCTAGTAGGTGCATTACCCCAATTACTATAACCATAGAATCCACCACCATAACCAAGATTAAGTGATGCGTTTAAGTTACCTGATGTTAATCCTGAAGGGGTTATATCGTAAACTGTGTGTGATGGGTTCACATAATATAATTTGTTATATGTGCCACCTGACAAGTATGAATCACTTGCGTTATCAAGCCATGAAAGCATTGCTCTCGGTGCTGATGCAAATGCACTAGCTTTTCTAGTAGTCCATCCTCCAACAGGTCTCATTGACCCATCATGCCATCTTACTAAACTAGCATCTCTCCATCTGTTTGATGCTTGAAATTCTGTGCCATTTCTGTATTGACCCGGTGGTATTTCTAAAGGTATTAATGCCATAATCTTATGCCGCTATCTCTGTCCATGTGACTGTGTTATTAATAATTGTTTCCCATTTCTCTCTACCAATTGTTGTTGTTACAGAAGTTGATGATACTAAGCCACCAACACGTTGCACTCTATTGCATGTTGCTGTACTACTTGACTCAGGTTGTGTGACTATATGACCTTGGAATATTTTTTGTGAGTCACTTGTTGTACTTGAGTTTGTCGAATTATTTGGTGTTGGTGCTGAACCACCCATGCCTGAGTGTAATGAACAATAATAATATAAATCAGGTGTTCCATCTGTCACAATAATAGTTGATTGCGTAGATGAGTTATGCGTTAAACCGGGATATTCTGCTCCACTACCATGTGTACCATCTGATGCAGTTGAAAATCGAAATGGATGTCCTGATGGGTAATTAAATACATAAGTATTACCTTCAACAAGTTGTATTGTTTCTTGCTGTACACCATTAATAAAGTATTTGTTATATCCACCCACACTATAAACAGTAACTTCGTTTGTGTGAGTGCTTCCCGTTGATGCAATACCACCTCTTGTAGCAAATCCGAGTACAGTAATACTGGCTACTGCTGTTGGTACACCCGAACCGAATCTAACACGATTACATATAGCCGCACTAGTTGATGCAACGCTAAGAGTAGCTGATGCACTAATAGCAAACACACCACTAGCTGTAGATGTAACAACTGCATTAACTGTTTGTGGACTTGTGCGAACACGCATCACACTTTCAGTTATGCTAGATGTTGTAGTAGATGTAGCTTGACCAGTTCTTACTCTTGCACCATTACCAGTAGTTGTAACTGAAGTTGTTGATGCACCATTAATAAGTGCTGAACCTTCAGGTACACGTCTAACACCAACTGTTGCACCTGAGTTTGCAGTCGCATTCGCTAAAGCTATCCTTACACGTTTAGCATCTGCTGTAGCACTAGATGTCGCTGTTACTACAGTCTGTAAGTCATCTTGTCCACCATTAAAGACACCGACACCATAGTTCCAATCACCATAGTTTCTAGTATCGGTTTCCTCAATAATAACTGATTCACCACTACAGGTTGAGCTTGATGTTGCAGTAAGTGTTATAACACCACTACCTAAGTTAACTATCCAGTTAACACCATTAGCACCTGACGTAGCAGTTACTGTAGCTGAAGCATCCTGTACTTCACCTAGACTTGAGCCGAATGTACGTAAACCGAAATACGATTCACCATACTCAAAAGCCATTTACTTAATTAGTTAAGTGTAATGTCTAAGTCACCTGATGGCACACGAAAAACGTCACCAGTTTCAATAGTCTTGTTTGACGATAAAGCCGCATAAGCCATTAAATTACCTGATGATGAAGCATCGTAAACACCAACGTGTGTTACTGTTCCATAGTTTGCTGTAGCTGTAGGAAATTCTACTGCCGCATTATTAGACGTAGTGTTACCTGATGTTGTAAATGCAACTGTTTGACGTGCATAACCACCACCACTTACCTCAGTAACTGAACCTGTTTCACCATCTGCTACTGCTGTAAATAACGCTAAGTAATGTGTAGATGGAGCTGTGTAAGCCGCACCTGCAAATACGTGGTCTAATATCTCTGTTTCTAAAAAGTTGGAAAAACTCATACTAATCCTCTCACTTTAAGTGTTAACCCTGACCCACTATAACGAGCTTGGTCAGAATATTCATTTAATCTAGCAACTGCGGCAGAATACATCTGCGCCCAAACTGCTACCCTTTGGTCTTCTGCTAAGTAAGGTGCTGAGTGTAATAACGCTCCGTAGAGATATACATCAGGTGCTTCTAGCAAAAGCCAGTTATCTGAGTTACTACTAAGGGATGGTACTTTCTGATAGTAAAGCAACTCAAAATCTGTGTCTACTGACGGAGTTGGGTACAATTGAAATTGTCCATCTGCGTGTGTGTACATACGAGGTGTGCCTGTGGCATTCTCGTTAGCGGCTCTTTTGTCCGCCATTGCATCTCTAGAGACTAGGTTAACAACTGTAGTGCCTGAGCCTGTAAGATGTAATCTTATTGTTTCTATCCAGTCTGAAGGTACTTGCATGTACTCATCACCACTAGATTGTTGACCACTAGACCTTGCTTCCATTTTAAAGTGTCTAATGTCTCTGTTTATTTGTGCTTCAGCTAAAGTAATAAAGTCAGGTATGACTGCTGTAAGGTCATCTCTGTTTAAAAAGTCAGCTATAGAAGCTTTTAGTCCTGTGTAATTAGATAAAGCCATTAGTAAGGTCTCATTAATCTATCGAAGTTTTCTGCTTCGTATGATGGTATTTTGTTTTGTCTTAACGCTTCAAGAAACGCAGGTCTTTGAAAATCATCTAATTGCATGTATACATTGTGTTCGTCATCAGTCATGCTATTCACTAATGCTTCTGTAGCATCCATTGTATACGCATTTGCCTCAGCAGGTGTATCAAAACCTCTACTATCAGGAAAACCTAAACTGTTAACAACAGGTTGTGCCATTGCGTTTAGTCCTCCACCAACTGCTTCTGCTCCTGCAAACATTAATGGGTTTGTGCCACTAGCATTGTTTGTTCTTACCATTGAGCGCATGTTAACAGGGTCTAAATTATCTGTAGTTGTCATAGGATTAGTAGCTGTTTCACCACCCATCACGCTTTTCAAGAAATTGTTTTCTTGTATTTTACCTGCGAGAGGAGTTCCACCACCAAGACCATCCATAACACCAGTCATAGCTCCTTGAAAGCCACCTTTAAGTCTGTCCATGTATTCTTTTAAGGCTAATTCATATTCATTCATAAGATGTCCTCTGTTTAATTAAGCGTAAGTATATCATTTTTTTTTATAATAATCCTGTTCTTTGTTCTTCCTCACCTGACAACAAACTCATTGGCATAGCTAATCCAATAAACTGTAACTCAGGAAACTCTTTAAATAATTTTAAACGTTCAGCTTCACTTCCGTAACTTAATATTTTTTTAATGCCTTTTTGTTTGAGCAATTCTATAATTTTTGGTTTTGTATCTTCAGGAATAATTGCACCTTTAAATTCAGCTATGTCTATTATTTTGTTTGGCTTTGCCTCAAAGTATTCTGTTGCTAATAAACCTGATGTTGGTTCTTCTGATATGTCTGTCCTATTTCTTAACTTAAATACTATCTCCTCAGCTTTCTTAGCTTCATCAGGCATATAAGCCATATCATCTATTAATTCTTTAGTTATGCCATTGTTAGCTAAAACTTCGTCAATAAAAGCTACTCTATATTTGTTTTGTTTAAAGGGTTTTAAATCATTTAATTCATCATGTACAGAGTCAAGTAAAGCATACCAATCATCATCAGGCAATGCGTTTTCAGAAAACCCATCACTTTCTAAAATGCCACGTTGCTGTTTTATTTCATCTAAATTTTTGAATGGTTGTGTTGCTAAAGCATATGTTTTGTTAGCACTTACATGATTTTCTGCTCCAACGTTTTGTGCTTTTTTCTTACGCATTTCTTTTAAAGCAAGTTCAGCAGAATAAGGAACATCAGGCAATATTTCACCTGTAGTATCTGACCTATAACCTTTCGGATTGTGCATTACTCTTATAGACTCACCTAATAATTCATCTGAAGTCATATCACTTGAAAATCTTGATAATCTAGGCTCATTATTATTTCTAAGAATGCTGTCTATCTCTGACCTTGCTTGTGCTAAAGTATCAAATTGATAAGGGTCAAACCCTCTTTCAATCATTTCATCTATTTCTTTGAAGTTTCTTTCTAATATGCCAGTATGGTTTTCTTTAAGTTCAAAGTTACGTCTAGCTTTATCATTAATGTATTCTCGATTTGTCATACCTTTAGCTTGTGCTATACCACCACCTGTATATAATTCATCAGGATTTGGCAAAGGTTTAGTGCTACTAACAAATCTTAATATATCAGGGTCAATCTTGTCAAGCACACCTTGTGGGTCTACGTAATTTAACTGGTCATATGGCGCACGACCTGAATACATATCTGTAGGATAAACTTTTGTGTCTCTACTTGGTGTAATCATTTCAGGTGATGCTAATAAACCTATTTCTCCATAACCACGTAAAGGTGTATCTACTTTTGATATTCCAATTGATGGCATAGGTATACCAGTATTTTCTAAATGTTTTTCTAATGCTTTTTCTGTTAAATTATGTTGAGCTATCATTGGGTTTGGTATAACTGGTACTTCGTTTCTTTCAAACATTTCTGCTGTTTTAGCATCGAATATTAGATAGTTTTCGCTGTCATACAAATCAGGGTATTTAGTGCTTAGGTCATCTGCCCAACGTCTTCCCATAACACCATTGTCATGTAAATATTTAGAAACTTCTAAATTATGTGTACTCATGTCAGCAGAAGGGAATTGTTCAGCACGTCTATCAACAAAGAAATCATATAAATCAATACCATTTTCAGGATGTGGAAAATCTCCTAATGCGTTTATTTCAGCTACAATTTTGTCTTGCTCAATCTTGTTACCTGAGTTCTTTTTATATGCTTCTACTAAATCCATATAAGCACCATTTTCTTGTCGTATTAAATTTTTAACAGCTTCAGGTTGGTCATATACTGCTTTAGCATCATTAAGAAACGTAGACACGTATTCGTCTTTCACATCAAACTTCATTAAACTAAATGGTTGGTCTGACCACAATTCTTTATACTCTTTAATAGCTTCTTTAAGTTTTGGCAAATCAGGATGGTCTTTGTATTTATCTAACAACCAACTCACTTCACTTGGTGTAGCTGTATCGTCTCTGACTTCTTTCCACATATGAGAAACTATTTCGCTTTTGTTGTCACCAAAGTCTGCTTCACGTTTTCTAGCAACAACTTCATCTTGAAATAAATCAAAGTCTGTAGTGTCATACGTTTGATTGTATTTGTCTATTTCACCAAAGTATTGTTTTGATGTTGATGCTCTACCCCCCATGTAAAACCCTGCACCTTTAACATTGTTACCTTCACCTGTTAACATAAACTTGTTATCTAATTCAGTAAAGTTTCTAGGTGAGCCATGCCACATCATTAAGAATTGTCTAGGGTCAGGTATAAACTGACTTGTCATTTTGTTGTTAGCTAATAAGTCAGCAGGGTCAGGCAATGATTGCAATGTGTTTCTAAATGATTCTTTAACAGCAGGATTGTTTGCTAAATCAGCAAGTTTTTTTGCATTGTATCCACCACCTAATGCAAGAGCCATAAAATCTAATGGATTATTGGCTATCGCATCTGTTAAATTATCCCAACTTGAAAATGTATTTTTTAGTGTATCTGCAAATGCATTGGCTGTAGCTCGTTGTTCAGTACCAATGTCTTCACTTATTAAACCACCTGATAAATTAAGTACACCACCTGCTATTAAATTACCTACAGGCTCTATTGTTTCTTCAGGAACTCTAAACATACGAGAACCTTCTCGATAAAAACGACCTGCATTGTAGTCAATGTTTTCAAAGAATCTTTTAAATTTGTTTGGGTTATCTGAACGTTCTGCATACATCCATGCTTGTGGAGTATTGCCATACTTATCAGGAGTCAAACGCTCTAACTTTATAGCTTCTTCATCTATGTTTGCTTGTTTTACTTTTTCTTGTGATGGGTCACTCATAAATGACCATATACCACCAAGCGTATCACCAACAAAGTCACTTGCACCTTCAGCAATGTTTGACATAAGGCTGTTTAATTGCACAGGTTTTTTATCAGGCTCTTGTAGCAAACTCATACTACTCCTTGCAAGTTTCTCCTTAATGGTTTATCCCAGTTCTCATTAAAAGGCTTGTAGCCTATTGCCATATAGCGTGTGGCATCCGCACCATGTGAACTCCAATCGTGTCTCGGTCTCATCCTCCAAGTCTTACCATTATCATCCCACTCTCTGCTGTAAGCCTGTAAGGAATCGATAAGTTTCTCACATGATACCTCATCGAAATAGCATTTGTCTAGCATTGTTCTGACTTGTTGTATGCCATCATCAATCAACAATGATGGTGCTATCTCAATGTTGTTAATGCCTAAGTCTTCAAGCATCTCCATTCTACTTTTACCTGTGCCTAATTCCCTAACTCTAACATCATGTGGTAATACGTGTTGTTCATAAACATAACCTTTATCTTGCAACACCTTAACGTAATGCTCTAGTCCTACACCTGAGCCTTCATAATAATCAATAATATGTATCTCAGCTCCTATGAATTGTGCAAAGACTATTGATGTGCTGTCACCTATACCTAAATCCCAACTTGTAACTACACCTTTGGCTCTGTCATATCTAACCTTTGTAATTCTATCTTCATCTTTGGCTCTGCGTAATTCAGCAGAATAATATGCACCCTCTGAAAATATTAAAAAGCCTCCTTCCCAAATGTGTTCGTATGACTCAGGACGTTTCTCTTTATCTTCAAGCCTTTGCTCATCGAGAACTGTTGGAAACCATGGGTTATCTTGCCATTGCATACTAACAATTTTAGAGTCTGAAGGAAAGCTATCCCTAAACCTTTCATGTGTTGCACTATACTTTGACTCAGGATTCCATGTTATCCATACCTCAGAGTTAAAGCCAATGCTCTTATCTTCTTCACGTACTGTAGGCATCAACAAATCCCATGCTCTGCCACTAACTGACTCAGCCTCATCTACCCAAGCTATAAGGATGCGAGACTGTGACTTGATACTATCTAATGAACGTCTTAGTCCTGCAAAAGTGTAAGTTATATTGCCATCCTTTGACCTAATAAACTTCTCACCTATCTCATAATAATCAGCTAACCAATCAACACTAAGAATGGCAGACTTAATCTCAGCCATTGATGACTCACCTAAAGAGTTCATAAACTCACGACCACACAATATTGTTCCTCTGACACCTGACATGCCCCAACGATAACCAAAGACTGCTGTCATTAATGCAAAGCTTCTTGTCTTACCACTCCCGCGACCTCCATAAGCTCCACGAATCCTAGCTGTGCCTTCAAAGACTGGTATTAATTTATCAGGTAATTGGACTTCAGCTACTTGACTCATGCTTACTAACTAATTGTATGACTGTTGGCTTCATAGATTCATCACTAGATGTTATGTCTTGCTCCATCTTATCGTGGTATCCATGCTTACCTAAAACAAGCTTAGTTATTGCTGAATTGAATGTGTTGTTAAGACCATTGTTTACAAGAGTTTTAGCTTGAACTTGCATACATCTGCCTAATATGTCGGAAAACCCTTTATCTTTTTGCTTTGCCCAATCATATAAAGTGTCTCTGTGAAGACCTAAATGCTCTGCCATTCCCTCAATACTTGGAATCATATCACCATACATTTGATAGTCATCTATGTAAGCAAGAGCTTTCTCTTCTATCTCTTTATTCCATTTAGTTGGTCTAGCCATTAATTTATACCCATATCTTTAACAGTCTGTGCCGCTTTCTTAAAGTTCATTGCAGTAGGTCTGCCTTTCTCACCTTTACGTCTCATG